GGCGGTTCGATCACACCGGAGTCGGCTGCGGATTCCTCTAAAGACGGCGGCAAATCCACGTTCGTTGTGTTCGATGAAACGCACTTATGGGTTTTGCCTCGCCTAAAAAGACTGCACCAAGTGGTGGCTAGGAACCTGCTAAAGCGCAAGATTGCTAGCGGCTGGGCGTTAGAGACAACAACGATGTACGCACCAGGCGAGAAATCTGTGGCGGAAGGCACGCACGAGTATGCACAGATGGTGTCGGAAGGGCGCACCAAGGATAACACTTTGCTGTTTGATCATAAGCAAGCCGGCGCAAAATGGAAGCACACGAACAAGCGAGATCGCATTGAAGGTCTGAAGGAAGTGTACGGGCCGGCGCAAGAGTGGATGGATCTAGACGCAATCGCCGAGTCTTACGATGACCCGCAGACCACCGAAGCCGAATGGCGCAGATACTGGTTTAACCAACCGGTGACGATCCAAGGCCAGTGGTTGCCGCAGGCGGCGTGGGACGAATGTTTTAATGCGCGACCGATACCGGACGGTGCAGACGTTGTTCTCGGCTTGGACGGTTCTTTTAGTCGTGACGCTACCGCGCTTGTTGTCGTGGAGATGGGTGACTTCCCGCATCTGTCGGTGGTGAGTATCTGGGAGAGACCGCCAGGTCAGCCAGAGTGGACTGTCCCGATCCTCGATGTCGAGGAAGCCGTGCGCACGGCGTGTCTGCGCTGGTCGGTGCGCGAGATAACGGCAGACCCGCATTTGTGGGCACGCAGCCTGGAGCTCCTCGCCGCGGAAGGTTTACCCGTCACATCTTTCCCGCAGAGTCCGGCGCGAATGACACCAGCAACACAGAGATTTATGACGATGATCCTGGAACGTCAAATGACACACGACGGTAATCCCGCGCTTACGCGCCACGTCAGCAACGCGGTGTTAAAGAAAGACGCCAGAGGCGTGCGCATTTACAAAGAAAATAGAAACAGTGACCGCAAGATTGACGCCGCTGTTGCAAGTATTATGGCTGTTGAGCGTGCAATGTCACAAGTCGAGCAGCCGCAGGAACCGAGTCCTTTCTTTTTCGTTTAGGAGCGCCGCATGCCTACCGTACTGCAAGTCATCGGTTTAATAGCAATATTTGTTGGCGTGTACGTCATCTGGTGGCCTGCTGCGATTATTCTCGGAGGCCTGACAATCCTGATGTTCGGTGTATTACTTGAGATGAATAACAGCAAGGAGAGGCGCGAATGATTGGCCGGTTACTTGGTCGAGGCGAGGAACGTGCAATCTCCTACCAGACCCTTTTCGCCAGCGGTGCGGATTTTAATCTCACAACACCCAGCGGTAAGGTTATTAATGAACTGACGAGCCTGAAAATCGGTGCCGTTTACGCAGCGGTTCGACTATTAACAGACACGATTAGCACTTTGCCGGCGGATAGTTTCGTGCGGTTCGATGGTGCGCGGAGACCATTTCGCCCGCGACCTCGTTGGCTTGACACACCAGACTCGGGCACAACCCGCGAGGATCACATTGCTCAGGTGATGATTAGTCTGCTGCTTGACGGTAATGCTTTCGTCCGTGTGTATCGCGCCGCCAGCGGTGGTAACACAGGGCTACCGACAGCCCTGGTTGTGCTCGACCCGAAGAAAATCGAAGTCAAGCGCAACAATGAAGGCGAAGTAACGTACATCTTTGATGACAAGGTCACACTGAGCCGCAACGATGTTCTGCATCTCACCGAGTTAAAGAAACCTGGCGAACTGCGCGGCATCAGCCGTATCGAACAAGTCAAAGATACTCTCGGTATCGCCGCCGCACTTGATGAGTTCAGCGCAAGGTTCTTCGGTCAAGGAAGCACAACGACCGGGATCCTTGAGCTGCAATCCATGCTTACAAAAGAACAAGCAATGGAGCTCAAAGAAACCTTTGAGGCGTCACATCGAGGAATACACAAAGCGAACAAGATCGGTGTCCTCGGTGGCGGTGCGAAGTTTGTGCCGACGCAGATCGAACCTGAAAAAGCCCAGATGTTGGAGAGCCGCCGTTTTGCGGTAGAGGAAGTGGCGCGTGTTTTTCGCGTACCTCAGCACATGCTGCAAGTTGCGGCACCAGGTGTTCAGTCATACTCAAGTAACGAACAGAACGCGATACAGTTTGCGGTTTACACGCTGCGACCTTACTTGGCGAAACTAGAGGCGGCCTACAGCACGCTGCTGCCAGGCGAGGCGTTCATCAGGTTTAACATGGACGGGTTGCTTCGAGGTGACCTTAGTAGCCGTTACTCGGCGTATAGCACTGCTTTACAGTCCGGGTTTATGTCGATTAACGATGTTCGACGCCTCGAGGACTTCCGCGGTGTGGACGGCGGCGACAGTTATCGAGTCCCGTTAGCCAATGTGAATGTTGAGGCTGCAAATATTACTGAGCAGGATAAGCGCGTCACGATGTTGGCGAAACTTGTGCAGTTAGGTTTCGATCCTGCTGAGGCTCTTGAGGTTGTCGGTCTGCCGCGGATCTCGCATACTGGTCTCCCGACGGTGCAGTTGCAGCAGCCGGCGACTCTTAACCCAGATGACCCGGAAGAGGCTTACCCGGTTCGATCCGACATGGAAATGTTTGATATCCAAGAAATGATTGACATGTCTCTGCGAACCGCACCAGCCCCAGTTGTGAATGTGCAAGTCCCGGAGCCGTCCGCGCGGTCACGAAAAATCAAGCGTGACGACAACGGCGATATTGTCGAAATCGTGGAGGAATAGAAATGGGTCTGAACAACGCTGGTCTTAACCTGCAGGTTGCGGGTCTTACTTCTGCGGCGTCACACGTTAGCCTGCATACGGCAAGCCCAGGGACTGACGGTAGCAACGAGGTCACGGGCGGTTCGTACACGCGAGAGGCGGTTAGTTGGGCGGCGGCCGCAAGCGGCTCGGCTGCGACGGACGCGAACATTGTCTTTGAAGTACCGACCGGTGTGACCATTACACATCTTGGTTACTGGTCCGCCTCTTCCGGTGGAACGTTTTACGGCTGGCGAGCACTTAACGCCTCGCAGACTTTCTCTTCGGCTGGTACCTACACGATTTCTTCTGGGAACCTTACTGAAACTGTGTCGTGATGGCTGGGCTGTTTACGCTTAACAGCGCAACGCTCGGTGTCCTTGACACGAATGTTCTCGGCGGGCAAGGCACAGGTTTCGTCACCGGGTCGAACACGAGTTCGGGAACTGTTACCGGAACGCTTGGTCACAGCGGTACTGTAACTGGTTCGAATACGAGCACCGGGGCTGTTACAGGAACCGCCAGCGGTGGCACATCGCCTCGAGGTTACCCGTACAGAAAACAAGTAAAGGCGGCTGCGTTTGTCGGCAGCGCGTCTGGTCATAATGTTTCATCTGGTCGAGTTCGCGGCTCGGCGAGTTTAGGCGGTACAAGTATCGGCCAAATGCGCAGCATTGGTGGGGCTGACGGTCGCAGTAGATTACATGTTCGCCCTATGCGTTTCCATGCGGAAGGTTTTGTGAACAGTGATCTGTCGGAAGCGGAGAAAAGACGGATCAAAGATGAGCAGGAACTTAAGTTGATCGGCGTTTTGTGAGGAGCCACATATGACTATGTCACAAGCGGTTTACACTCTTAGTAATACAACGGTGACTGAGATTGTTTCGCCGTCTGTTGAGCCTCAGTTCGTAACGCTGCACAACATGACCAAAAGCAGCAACGAATACATCCATTATGGAAGCGCGAGCGTCACCCTGCTTAACTCGCCGCACCTGGATCCTGGCGAGACTTTAGCCTTGACCCTGCTTAGCGGTGAGAGCCTGCACGCTATGAGCGACTCTGACGGGCTTGATGTTGGTGTCTTGGTGCAGAAACAGAACTGATGCCTTACTTTATTACTGATGACGCCTACGGCTGCTCCGGCTGGGCGACTATTAAAAATGATGGTGAGGTTCTCGGCTGCCATAAAACCAAGCAGGCAGCGATTGACCAGATGGTTGCATTGTCTGTGGCTGAAGATATCGAACCAGGCGGGGAACGGAGCTACCACGGTGGCACGCCTGCCCCGAAGAAAGACCAGATCAAAGGCAGTAAGAAAAACCCAGAGGGCAGCGCAAGCGGATCCGGTAACAGTATTAAGTTAAGCGCGAGAACTGAAACCACATTAAAAAACAAAGCCGATGAGCATAACGAAAAAATGCGTGAACGTAATCGGCCGGAATGGACTCGCGTTCGCCTTGGTGCATTGAAGGCGGTTTACAGGCGCGGGGCAGGTGCTTACAGCACGAGTCATCGGCCTGGTATTAGTCGAAGTGCGTGGGCTTTTGCTCGTGTTAATGCTTTCTTGTTTTTGGCGCGAACTGGTCGACCGCAGCGCAAAACATATGTCCAGGATAATGACTTACTGCACCCGGATCACCCGCGACGCACGAAGAGAGATCTGCGAGCCGTTTCGGTTCCAGAGTACGTCCAGGAAGCCGCGAAGCGCGGTCTAAAACTTTATCGGGAAGGTAAAGGTGGGAAAGGTCTCACCGAAGGAACGCTGCGTGAGGCTCGTGCAATGGCTCGCGGACGAATGTCTGACGACAAGGTAATACGAGCGAATGCGTGGGCTGCTCGACATAAAGTTGATTTGCAGCGTCCGAAAAATAATGATCCCGATAATCGTGAATGGCCTGGACCAGGTGCCGTGGCGCATTATCTCTGGGGGATTGACCCGTTAAACCCAGAGCCTGCAAGGAAATGGTTAAGCAAGCAAGCAGAAAAGATTAAAGGCGAAAGAGGGCAAATGTCTACTGTTGAGATGCGCCAAGTCCAGGTGCAGGATCTTGAGTTGCGAGAGGAAAGCGGCGGTCGGTCTTTTAGCGGTTACGCCGCAGTGTTTAACAGCGACAGTGAACCGCTACCGTTTATTGAGCAGATCCGACCTGGTGCCTTTGAGCGAACCCTGTCAAGCCGTAATCAGATTAAAATGTTTGTAAACCACGAGGACACAATGGTGCTGGCTTCGACTCGCGCCGGTACGTTGCGCCTTAAAGAGGACTCACGAGGCTTGCGAGTGGACGCGGATCTACCCGAAACAAGTTACGCCAAGGATCTCGCCGTGTTAATGAAGCGCGGTGACGTGGACTCCATGAGTTTCGGTTTTCATGTACCGGCCGGAACCGATGAGTGGAGCTCCGACGGTCAGCGTAGGTATCTCAACGAAATCGCCTTGCGTGAGGTTTCTATCGTCACAGGGTTCCCGGCTTACGAAGCCACAAGCGCAACTATTCGTAAAGCAACTCTGCTTGCTCAGCGTACGGAAACAGACGCCGAGTTACTTGCTGAAGCACTCACCGTCCTTGAGGCAGGCGAAACGCTGGACAGCGATCAAGCGGATCTGTTAATCCAAGTTGTGCAGAGACAGAGCGATCAGCCGGAACCTGAACCAGAAGAGGCTGACGAAACTGTCGGCTTGCTGAGAGACAAACTGGAACTTATCGCCAAGACATTCTAAGGCGAGGGGGTGCACTGGTTAGCCCGTTCGAAAAACCCCACGAGGGAACCGAACGGAACGTCGGTTCGATTCCGACCACCTCCACTTCACCAGGTTGCGGAGCCGCGCCTGGTGTTATTCGATTGCGGAGCCGCGTCGAACAAGTAACCTGCGATCCGATAACAACACGTTAGGAGTAGTCAGATGGACTACATTAAGCACCTACGTGAGGAGCGAGTGAACGCCTACGAGCAGGCCAAGGAAATCCTTGACCGCGCTGGCTCTGAATCACGTAACCTCGACGCAGAGGAGCGCCAGTCAGTTGACCGCGCCTTTGCGCACATGGACGAACTGAAGGCGCGGGAAAATGACTTCCGTAGCCTGCAGGACGCCGAAAAGGAAATCGAAGCAGCGACTGCTGCACACGCCGAAGCACGCACAGTATCTGTGCCCGCACCGGCTGATGAAATGGACGATGACTCGCTCATTCGGTCGCTGGCTCGCGGTGAGCGGCGCAGCGTCACTTTCGAAAAGCGCGACATCACCAAGGGCAGCACCGGTGCACCTGTACCGACCTCGTTCTTTGATCAGGTTCTGTACATCGCAAAGTCCACCGGACCGATGCTGCGCACCTCGACCGTCCTTAACACCTCGTCTGGTGAGGACCTCGAAATCCCGTCAATGACTGCTTACTCGACCGCCGCGCTTGTCGCGGAGGCCGGTTCGATCGGCGAGTCTGATCCGACCCTGGCGACCACGACCCTGGGCGCATACAAGTACGCTTTCCTCCTGCAGGTCTCCTCGGAGCTCCTCGAGGACGCGCACGTGTCGATCACCGACATGGTTGCGACCAACTGTGGTCAAGCCATCGGTGTAAAGGTTAACAGCGAGTTGACCGTCGGCGACGGTTCATCGAAGCCTAACGGCATCGTCACCGCCGCTTCGGCTGGTGTGACCGGCGGCACCGGCGTGACCGGCAAGTTCACCTACGAGAACCTGGTTGATCTCGTGTACGCGGCTGACCCCGCTGCTCGCGCTCTTCCCGGCTTCGGGCTCATGCTTTCGACGTCCGCCGTTGTGGACGCTCGTTTGCTTCAGGACGGTGCAAGCCAGTACATCTTTGCCCCGTCGGCTAGTGACGCGACCCCGGACACCTTGCTCGGGTTCCCGCTGATTGAGAACAACGCCATGGCCGCTGTCGGTCTCGGTGCTGTCTCTGCTCTGGCTGGACACTTCCCGTCCTACTACGTTCGCCAGGCCGGCGGCATTAAGTTGGAGCGTTCCGACGATTACGCATTTGCTAATGGTCTCGTGACGTTCCGCTGCTCGCTGCGGGTCGATGGTGACCTGCCGCAGACTTCACACGTGAAGAAGTTTACGGGCGGCGCCTCCTAAGAGATTAGGACCCTAAGCGTGGTGGGGGGTGGGGCACGCAGGACTCGCCCCCCATCACACTCCATTAAGATAAGGGAGAACAATGGCTTTGTACGCAAGTGTCGCCGAGGTGAAAGCGGCTCTGCATATTACCGACACGGTTGATGACTCTCTTATCACAATGGCCGCCACGAGCGCGTCGGCGTTGATCGACGGTTACTGTGGTCGCAAGTTCGATAGCGCGTCAGCAACTCGCTACTTCATTCCAGAGAACAGTTACGTGTTACAGATTGATGACTTGGTTTCTGTGACCAGTATCCAGACAAGCAGTCAGAGTGACGGTAACTATGACGTGACCTGGGCAACAACTGACTACCAGTTAGAACCTCTGAACGGTTTAGCCGACGGTATTGATTTTCCTAGCACACGTATCCGAGCCATTGACCGTTACGTCTGGCCGGTGTCGACAAGTCTCGGTGGTTTCGAAGCGGACGTGAAGATCATCGGGACCTGGGGTTTCTCTGCGGTGCCCAGTCAAGTGCAGCAAGCAGCGGTTATCCAATCCATGAGGATCTTTAAAAGACTTGACAGCCCTCTGGGTGTCGCCGGGTTCGGAGATTTCGGTGCAATGCGAGTTAGCCGAGGACTCGACCCCGATGTTGCGCAACTTGTTGCCCCGTTCGTAAAGTACAAGGGCGTTGCTTAATGGCGACGATCAGCGAGATCCGTAGCGGTCTCGCCACAAGACTCGGGACCATTAGCGGGTTACGAACAGCAGCAACTGTACCGGACGACCCGAATCCTCCGCAGGCAATAATCTTTCCGCAGGACGTCCAGTATGACACGGCTATGGCTCGCGGACTGGACACGTTTAACTTTACAATCCTAGTTATTGTTGGTCGCATAGATGAGCGATCAGCACAAAACTTACTTGACGGTTACTGTACCGGTACAGGTTCGTCAAGTATCAAGGCAGCCGTCGAAGGTGATAAAACCCTAGGCGGTGTTGTTAAAGACCTGCGCGTTACACAGATGCGCAATTACTCCGGTATGACAGTGGGTCCGAACACCTATCTGTCGGCGGAGTTTACTTGCGTTGTTTACAGCGATTAAAGAAAGGGAAACCCAATGGCAATCTTTGCTGCCACAGACTATTCCATCACGATTGGTGGAACCGATTTCAGCGCGGTGCTGGTTTCGGCCGAACTATCTATAGAGTCCGAGGACATCGAAACAACTGCGATGGGTGACACGTTCCGTACGCGCATCGGTGGTCTCAAGACCGGTACGCTGACCTTGGAGCTCCACCAGGATTTCGCGGCGAGCGCGACCGATGACACCATTTTTGGTGCCCTTGGCACCTCGGTCGCAGTTGTGCTGAAGCCGACAAGCGCAGCGGTCGGTACCGATAACCCGACGTACACGATGAACTGCTTGGTTACTCAAACCCAGCCGTTTAACAGTAGCGTCGGTGACCTCGCCACGCAGAGCGTGACCTGGCCGATTGACGGTGCAGTTACTCGCGCCACCTCGTAAGTAAAAACCCTTAAGGAGTCCTGCTATGAAAATGCTGTTGCGTGTTTCCTCCGAGGGCGGATCCACCGTCGATGTTACCGTGTCGGCGGTGGATCTTGTCCGCTTTGAGGAAGCCTTTGACAAATCAGTAAGTAACTTCCAAAGTGATTTCAGGATCAAAGACTTGTATTGGTTGGCGCACCACGCCATGCAGAGACAGGATCCAACCTTACCGGATTTCGACACCTGGATTGAGAATACAGATCCAGATATTGAGATTGCGGAGGATCAAGAAATAGTCCCTTTGGAGACAAAGCCGTAACCTGGCATGTGGTGCATTTGGCGTATGAGTTTGGTCTCGCCCCGTCTGCTGTGCTAAGCGAGTCGCCGCGCATGATAACAACAATGCAAAGATACTTGCGTTGGCGTAACAATGAACATCGTAAAGCCCAGCAGAAAGGTCGCAAATGAAAGTTAAGGCCTTCGGGTTTCGTAACACGATCGCTGTTCTAAAGGAGCTCGACGCCGACGCCGCAAAGATAGCGGTCGATGAGATCAAACAGGAAGCCGTTGCGCTGCGTGACGAGGCTCGGCAACTTGTTGACCCGAACGGGTTAAGCGGCTGGAAAAACTGGCGCGGTGGTTACGACGCAGCAACTATTCGCGGCGGGATCAAAGTGACTCGCGCCAAGAATAGGCGCAGAGGTCAAGTCTCTAATAACTTTATGGGTGTTTTTAATACGTCACCGGCTGGTGTTATCTGGGAGTTAGCGGGTCGCAAAACACCACCGAGTGAAAGCGTATTCGTGCAGAACATTCGCAACAGATCTGGTCGACCAGCCAGTCGGTTACTGTACGCCGCATTTGACTCGTCGGAAAAGTTTAACAAGGACGACGCCTTCAAGAATATTAGCCTGGCTGTCGAAAAGGCGCAGAA